AGTAAAGCTATTACTTTAACAGGTCAAAGATTAACTCAAGAATCAATTAAATTTGTAAATGAGTGGATGAATAAAGAATTAGGTACTAAAGATAAAGATTATATTGTTACTTCAGATACCGATTCACTATTTATTCAAACTAAAGAATTAATCTTACAACGCAATCCTGAATTAGCAAATGGTACACAAGATGAAATTGTAAAAGCAGTACTTACAGTCGCTACAGAAATACAAAAATTAGCAAATGATAATTTACATACTTTAGTACAAGAATTATTTAATGTTAAATATCCTGATGAACCACATTATTTTGAGTTGAAACAAGAGGTTGTACTTGATAGAGGTTATTTTGCTGGTAAACGTAGATATGCAATGCATATTGTAAATAAAGAAGGTGTACCAACAGATGAACTAGATATGAAGGGTCTAGATTTGATGAAATCAAATTTCCCTCCATTGTTTAGAAAATTTGGAGAACATATTTTAAATGAAGTAATGTTCGGTACTCCTAAACCTGATATTGATAAACAAGTACTTGAATTTAGAGAATCACTTAGAACAGTTGGTTGGGAACAAATCCTTAAACCTACAGGGCTAAAGAAAATAGATGAGTATATAGCTTCAGGCCCAACATCAGGTGAGATATTTTCTAAATTAGGTTTAAAATGTCCTATTAACACTAAAGCAGCAATTTATTACAATGACTTGTTACGTTTTAAAAATTTAGATAAAAAACATCCAACATTTCAAATAGGAGATAAAATGTATATTGGATACCTGAAAGAAAATCCGTATCGTATCGACGTGATTGGATTTAATGGACATAGTGATCCACCTGAAATTATGGATTTTATTGAAAAGTATATTGATAGAGACGGATTATTTGATTCGGTATTAAAAAATAAACTTGAAAGTATTTACTTAGATTTAGGATGGGGAATGCCTGTATTTAATAAAAAAATAAACAAATTCTTTATATTCGATTAAACATGATAAACAAACTAGATCTTACCTCAGTTATCTCAAAGTATTACCTTAACGGACTTATTGAACCAGTTAAATGGAATATCCAGGATGAAACCATGACTATTAAATTTAACGCTCCTTCAAAAGATATGATTGGTAAAGTTGAATTTAAAGGAATGCCACTTGAAGATTCAACAATTGCTATTAGTAATACTACTCAATTAAATAAGTTGATCGGTATTACAAATGGTTATTTAGAATTAAAGTATGAAAAAATTAACAAATTTATTACTAAACTCATTATAGCTGATAACCAGTTTACCTTAAATTATGCTTTAGCTGATCCTATGATTATCCCTAAACCAGGTGAATTAGGAGATGTTGGGGAATGGAATATTGAAGCTCCACTTGATAATGAAAGCATCAATGCTATTGTTAGAGCCAAATCAGCATTAGCTGAAAGTGAAACAGTAGTTATTAAACCATTTGAAAATGCAGATGGAGAATTTCAAATTGAAATGCAATTTGGAGGTAATGTAGAACATGCTAATAAAGTATCATTTTACATCCCCCAAGCAACTTCCAACAATATCCCAGATGATTTTAAAGAACATTACAATTCAAATATGATTAAAGAAATCATGTATTGTAATAAAGATATGGCTAACGGACATATTAGTATTAATTTAGATGGTATTATGAAGTTAGAATTTGAAAACGAGAATTTAAAAAGTACTTACTATCTCATATCAAAAGAAATTTAATGGAAAAACCAGATAATGTTTCGGATAGTCCTGGTTTACTCCCTTATGGAAGTAATGTAGGAGCCCCTGCTATTAAAATTGAAGATATTAGTTCTTGGAAATCAACTAACATCGTTAAAGTAAATCATCAATTAAAAAAACGATTTAACGAATTAAAAGAAGAATACCAAAAATTAGTAGAAGAATATAAATGGAATGAATTAGTTTACAATGCTAAATTTAGTTTTGAACCCGTTATAGGACATATTTATCATTTATATGTTGGAAAAGATAGCAATATATTTTTATCTATGGTAAATCCTGAAGAATGGAGTTATGAGCATGTTGGAACGTTTTCACTAGATTCAAATAATAAGTGGATTAGAGTTGAATAGAAAAATTCCTTAATATATTTATATATGTCAACTAAGGTTGTTTAATTGAAGAATATTTCGTATATTCACGTTATAAAATATAAAAAAATGAGTTATACAATTATCAAAGATCCGGCTATCGAGCCGTTCCACATCTCTAAAGATCAATACTGTTACACAGTAGTGGAAACAATTACTCCCGATGAGAAAAATTTAGAAGCAGGAAGTGTTGGTAAAAATTATGAAAAGCCTTTAGGTCATTACACTAATTTATCCCACGCACTTAAAAAAATTGCTAAGTCTAAATTAGACCTCAAACCTGAGTACTCAACAATTATGGATTATATTAATGAATGGCAACGCCAACAAGATGAAATGAATAAGTTATTAGAAAAAATTGGATTATGAAATTAGAAGCACTTTACAACGCAGTTATCGTTAAACCGGTAGAAACAGAAGAAACCTCATATGGTGGAATTATCGTTCCAGATTTGGGGAATGAAAAAAACAAACTAGCTGAAGTAGTAGCAGTTGGAGATGGTTACTTTTCAGTAACAGGAGTATGGATTGAAACAGTTCTTAGTGTTGGAGATGTAGTAGTATTACCTACTATGGGATTCAGTAAATTAGAACATGAAGGTGAAGAGTATTGGATTGGTCCTGAAAATCAAGTTTTAGCAAAAGTAAATAATTAATTTAAATATGAGCAAAGTTATAGAATTCGGCCCTGAGGCACGTAAAAAACTATCAGCTGGTGTAGATAAACTAGCAGACGCAGTAACAGCAACACTTGGTCCTAACGGACGTAACGTTGTTATTGCAAATCAAGGTATTCCACAATCAACAAAAGATGGAGTAACAGTAGCACGTTCAATTTCATTGGAGGATCCAATTGAAGAATTAGGTGTTCAATTAGTAAAACAAGCAGCTATTAAAACAGCAGATCATGCTGGTGATGGTACTACAACATCAACATTGTTAGCTCAAGAAATGGTTAAACAAGGTTTAACTCATTTAAATAATGGAGCTAATGCCGTTGAAATCAAACGTAGTATTGATAAAACAGTTAAACAAGTAGTTGATTTTATCCGCACAGATATTAAAGAAGATATTTCAAGCGAAGATCAATTAAAACAAATCGCAACAATCTCAGCAAACAATGATCCTGAAGTAGGTGAATTAATTGCTACTGCAATGCAAAAAGTAGGTCGCGAAGGTGTAGTGTTTATTGAAGAATCTAAAAACGGTGAAACATACCTTGAAACAGTAGAAGGTATGCAGTTTGACAGAGGTTACAAATCTCCATACTTTGTTACAGATAACAATAGTATGAGTACAACTATCAACGATGCATTGATTTTAATTGCTGATAAGAAATTTACTCAAGTAAAAGAATTATTACCAATTTTGGAAGCAGTATCCGCTCAAAATAAACCATTGGTTATTATAGCTGAAGATGTAGAAGGTGAAGCGCTTGCTACTCTAATCGTAAATAAAGCTCGTGGTATTTTGAAAGTAGTTGCTGTTAAAGCTCCTGATTTTGGAGATCGTCGTAAATTGTTACTTGAAGATATCGCTATTATGACTGGTGGTCAAGTATTTAGTACTGAAAAAGGTATGAAACTTGATAAATTTAGTTGGGATTGGTTTGGTGAAGCTCGAGTAGTTACAGCAGGTAAAGACACTACAACAATTGTTGATGGTAAAGGTGAGGCTGATAAAATTTCTGCTCGTATTGAAGAACTTCAAACACAGATTGAAAAATCAACTTCTCCATACGAAAAAGAAAAATTGCAAGAACGTTTAGCTAAGTTTATTGGTGGTGTAGCAATTGTACACGTAGGTGGATTTACTGAATCTGAAATGCGTGAGAAAAAAGATCGTGTTGATGATGCACTTCAAGCTACTAAAGCAGCACTAGAAGAAGGAATCGTACCAGGTGGTGGAGCTGTATTACTACATGCCCGTACTAGCATTGAAGTTAATGATATTGGTTCTCAAATCGTTTATAATGCTTGTGCTGCACCATTTAAGAAAATCTTATCAAATGCTGGTTATGAACAAGAAGACATTTACAATGCTATCAACGCTGTAACAGGTGGTGATTATTGGGAAGGTTGGAATTTAAAAACTGAAGATTTTGCTGATATGAGAGATGCTGGTATTATTGATCCTGCTAAAGTAACTCGTACAGCACTTGAAAATGCAGCTTCAGTTGCCGGTACTATTTTATTAACAGAAGCCGTTGTAGTTGACAAGCCAGAAGAAAATAAAAATGATGATGGACTTGGAGGCATGATGGGAATGATGTAAATTTAAACATATGCGAGACGCAGTAGACCTTCTAGGAAAAAAAGTTGCAATAGAAGAAAAAACATATACTATTGATAGTATTAATTTTCTTCCTCACCCCGTACAACCCTTAAACCATATTTGGTTTGGGTTAAAAAGTGAAAATGCTGTAGTAAATTACCCCTATGAAAGTCTACTGCCTTATCTCCAAGACCAAATTAAGTTATGAATAAATTAAGTTATGAAAAAGGAAATAGAAAAAAATATTCTCATTGCTGAGAGAGTACCACCTGGAGATCAATGGAATGTAGTTGGAGTAAATGAAGTCCAAACTTCACTTACAGATGCTTTAAATGCTTATTATATGAATGCTAAGGTAAAACCTGAAGCATTTAGACTTGAACCCTTAAAAGGAATGTTGTATATTATCACAACGGAGGAAGTAGAAGTACTACAACCGAAGCAAAAAACATTTAATTTATACGGGGAATAATGAGTAGAAAAGAACATACACTATGGGTTGAAAAATATAGAAGTCAAACACTGGAAGACTATGTAGGGAATGAAACCATTAAAAAAACAATTCAACAATATCTAAACCAAAACGATATTCAGAATTTTATATTTTATGGTCCTGCTGGAACCGGTAAAACTACTCTTGCTAAACTTATTGTCAATAATCTTGATTGTGATTATATCTACATTAATGCTTCCGATGAGCGTGGTATTGAAACTATTAGAGATAAAGTACAAGGTTTCGCATCAGTTGCTTCTTTCAAACCGCTTAAAGTTATCATCTTAGATGAGAGTGATTTCCTTACTATACAAGCACAAGCATCACTTCGAAATATAATTGAAACATTTTCACGTACTACAAGATTTATTTTGACTTGTAATTATGTTGAACGCATTATTGATCCCCTCCAATCACGTTGCCAGGTACTTAAAATTGTACCACCTTCAAAACAAGAGATTGCTTACCATGTTGTAGACATCCTTAAACAAGAGAATGTTGGAATGGGAGCCGATGATTTAAAATCAGTAATTAATCAATTTTATCCTGACATTCGTAAAATGTTAAATACATTGCAAATGAGTGTTGACGGGGATGAAATTAAATTAGATAAATCATTACTTGTTTCCAGTAGTTATATGTCTCAAGTTGTAAAAGAACTACAACAAAAATCCCCAAATTGGAGAAATATCAGACAAATTATTGCTGATGCTAATGTAAGTGATTTCGAGGAATTATATAGATACTTATATGATAACTCAAGTGCTTATGCTTCCGGTAATGAAGGAATGGTTTCAATTTATATTAACGAATACACTTACCAATCCAACTTCAGAATCGATAAAGAAATTAATTGTATGGCTTTAATTAGTCGTTTGATTGAATGTTCAAAACCACAAGTACTATGAAACATTTCGTAAAATATACGTTATCATGGGTTTCAAATAACCTTGCGATACCATTTTGGACAATAGGTCATATTCATTTAATGACAAATATATACGCGGATATACATGAAGTAATAATGTCGTTAGGAATGAATTTAATTGTAGCAGCTGGATTTATCCAAGATTTTATAGAATATAAAAAAACAAAAACACAATAGTTATGAATCAAAAACCACAAATGAATGTCAATATTGACATTAAAAACACAAAAGCAATTACCTCACCTGAGGGTAATCAAGTATTCTCAGAAGGAGTTATTTTACGTAAAGTATCTCGTTTTGTAACAGGCACAGCTGAAGATGGAGTCATCCCAGTTCCAGTATTTTATGATGTAATAACAGGTAAAATATTGGTAGAATTGTTGCCTAAAGAACTAAGAGATGAGTTCAGCGATGACAATATTTGATTGGTTAAATCAGATTACTTACGATAAAAAACCTTGGGAAGATTTTACAGAAAATCAACAAGAATCGTTCAATTCTTACATGATTCATAGATTTTTAAGTATGTATGAGGGATATATTGATATCACAAATGTCGTTCAAACATTCCCTTATACTGAAAAGAAACAAATATATAACACATATAAA